GATCCAGTCATTAGACGCGCTCTGCACGTCTACGAGCTTGTATTCCCAGTCTTTTCCGTGGATAAATGGTTCATCCATGGCCTGAGACGCCCGCCAAGCCTCTGCTACTAGCGCTGCCTCCGTGTCCGTGATCTTCTTTTCTACGTTCTGGAGGCTCGCTCGCGGTCCCTGACCACTCGTAAAGAATTCAGAAACGAAGTCCTGAATAGACCTGTACTGACCGAGGGTATAAGCGGCGTACTGGACCGGGCTAAGGCCGACCGGGGAGCCCGAAACAACGTACTGCTTTTCGTGCCATACCAACTCGGGGTCGTACTCGACGGTGCCAATCTTGTACTTCTCGATCTGGCTTCCGTTGCCGTACACAGTTACCTGGGAGCATGGCACTAGTTCGACCAATGCCGGTGCCCTGGACTGAGCATCCCACTTCTGGATAATCCCGACTGCATTACCTGAGCGATCTAGCTCAACCTGACTGGCGTACAGGAAATGCATGAAATCCACGCCGCTCATAAACGGCGAGGGGGAGGAGTCCAGTTTGAACTTATCGCCAGTTCCGGGGTCAGTGTAATTACGCCAAACTCGCCAAGGGAGCGTAGAAACAAGGTCGGCTCGGATGCGGATCGCAGCCCAGACGGCCGAGTTCTTCATTGCTTCGTCTTCACTTATGGGGCCGCCCTGGCTCATTCCCATTACTCGTTTAGGAACCAAGTCCAGGGTTTGGGTAATGCCCCACATTCCATTAGTAATGACGCCCGTGCCGAAGAGTCCTCGTTTTTCCTTTTTGAATATCCGGCCCATTAACGGCTCCACTCAATCAGAGCCAGAATCCCGAGGATGCCTCCAGCCATGAAGCCCGCGCCGCTGCCCCAGATCAGGGCTGCGCCGTAAGCGATCAATCCAATGAATACCAGTGCAAGAAACTCGGGAGTCATCGCACGGGCATTAGAAAGAAATGCCTTCATCCGCCAATGCCTCCAAGTCTTTCTCGTTAAGAATTTTCCGGTCATACAATCTCTTGATGTCTCCGGGTCCGTAGTGACCTGCTCGATACAGCTCAATAACTCGCGGGAGCCCGAAGTAGACTGATTCCTTCACGTCGTAGTCTTCTTCTGCGAATTCCATGTATCCCCAGTGAGCAAAGGTCGCAGCCATTAGCGGAGACTGGTCAACCACTGAATTCATCCGGTCGAATGCACGGGATTCGCTGAGCTTGCGCCAGTCGGAACCAGCCACAGCCGTTTTGAGGTTGGCCTGGTTGTAGTGACGAATAGTGTCATCGCGAAACGCATCGTAAAAAAGGCCCGATGCATGGACAACGTCGGCCGCCTGCATCGTCTCCACTCGGATACCTTCTTTTTCCAGAGCAGTGATAAGCGATGCGGTTTCAGCTCTCTTATCTATGACCCAGCACGCAGGCTTCCATTGCGAATTAATCGCCTTGACCCGGTTTACAATCCAGCCAGTACCCGCCTTGTGCTCTACGATCTGGACCCCTACGCGCTCGTCGGAGAGTCGTAGTCCCGCGACGGCAATGGCCGCCGCGCTGCGATCGGGGGTAAGATCAATTGAGAAGACAGGGGCGGTAACCCGCTCCGGTTCCGGAGTCTTGTCCGCGCATACCGTGAACCATTTCTCAGGAATAGTGAACCATCCGTTTTCAGGAGCCGGGTAAGTTCCTACTCCGAGGTGTTCCCGGCACCATTCTTCGGTGTTGCCGTCGAACGCATCCTTTTCGTTTTCCCAGAATCGCTGAGTAATTCGAATGCCATAAGCTGGGTTAGTCTTGGCGAAGGTTTCCTCTGCCCACGGATCGTCGTGCTTGTCGCACATCAGGTCGCAATACTCGTCACAGACTTCAGCAGACCATTCGAAGAAAGCTTGTCTTTTACTAGAGCCTGCTTCACCTCGACGCCGAAGCTTAGCCATCTGCGTAGAAGTCTTGAAACCCGAAGATCCTGCATAAAAAACCTGAGGATTTGGCCGTGCAGACAGTGATGGCAAAGAGGCTGAGACTTTACCCGCGTCGAGGAACATCGCCTCGTCGTAACCGATGAAGTCACCCGTGAAGCCTCGGCCAGAGCCAGAGCTGCGGGCGATGAACAGGAGTCGCTTACGACCTACGCGACGGATATGCCTTCCGCCAGGGCCTAGGATGATGGTGGGTTTCGGCCTCGTCTCGATGAATTCGCGACCGTAAGCCGTAGAATGCCGCCCCACGTTTTTGATCAGACTGGGAGTATTCTCAACCAAGGTCCAAACGCGGAGAAAATGCTCACTGGCGGTCTTGTGTTCGTGAGCAGTGTGGATCAGCAGCCTATCCGAAGGATAGTAGAACAACCCGAATAGTTCTCGGGCCTCGTAAATCGAGCCTTTTCCGTTCTGGCGGCTACAGATCAGCAGGATTTCAAAGCTAGTCCAGAGGTCGGACTCGTCACGACCCATGGAGTTGATCAGCACATATCGTTGCCAGTCGTCCAGATACAGGCCAGCCTTGCGGGCCGTTTCTACTGCATCTTCCCCGGCAGCCGTATTTATGTGGGTAGGAATGTGCTCTAGCCGGGGACGTTGTGCCCCCAGCAGAGCCATGATTCCGTCCTAGTATTTAGTTAAAGTGATTTGAGCTGCTCGTGAAATTCCTTACACGGTTCTGAACAGAAATAGATGATGCGATCCTCGGAGTAGTGAGTATCACTTATGACAACGCCGTGAGTTTGCCCTTCACAACTCCAGCAGAAGTAGACTGGATCGGGGTAAGACTTATTCATGGGATGACAACCCCCACAAGATTTCAGTATTTGCCCGCGATGTCGTCCAGCTCGTCCTTAGTCACGGGGTGATCAGCTTCAACCTTTTCCATCGTCAGGCGCAGCTCTCGGTTAATACTTGAGACCGCCGATATCTTGTCATCCTTGCCCTGGTAACTGGACTTGGGGGCTTCGACGGCCTTCAAGTACATGGAATTCAGAGCGTCCAGGATTTGAGCCAGGTTGATGGCCATGATTTCCCACGCGCCCGTAGGCTCGAGAATTCCCCACTCGGTCATCGTGGTTCGGACACCGGCCTCAACCGGCCCCATTTACAGAACTCGCGTGAGGGCAACAACGATCAGAACGACCAGGAGGGCCAGGGCGAGCCACCACAGCAGGTGGAGGGTAAACCCGAATCCTGCCAACAGCAGGAGGGCCAGAATAGCGAGAATAACGAGTAGCATTAGACTAGTCTCCTAAAGTAGTAACCGTGTTCAAGGATGTAGGGCAGATTCGCCTGTAGGTGGTGCTCACAGAAATACAGCGTGCCGCGCCTGACGTAAACTCGGGATTGAGCGCGGGCGATAGACTGTCCGTCGATCCGGCTATATCCGCACTGATCGCACGCTTTATAACCGGCAACCTCAGGCTTTTCCTCAGGCTTTTTGACGGGCGGCTCGGGCCGCTGCATAATAGGATGACCAGGCGTTTGGCCTGGCTGCAATCTGGGCATTAAGCGCCTCCGAGAATTGCTAATGATGTTGAATTCGGGGGTCTAAGATGATTAGGGCTGTTGCGGACTCGCGAGGCCCTGACCTGCGACGATTCCTGCCTACAATTTGGTGCAAGCCTCTGACCTGCACAAATGGGCATTTGTCTGAATTTTTGGGGTCTATAGAGAATGGTTTATCGACCCAGGCGGTCGCGGACAATTCCATTAAAAAAGCGACATGGTAATTAACACCTGTTAACGAAAACTCATTAGCCCAATTCTTGGAAGTGATTGGGACTCGCCAACAATTCAAGGCATTCCTACGCCTTTATAGGGATCTGCTAGGCAAGCATTCCTGCCGCAATGTCTAAGCATTCCGTCAACGATCTAGGGACTGCCAACTACCATTTAGGGAGTCGCCTACGTACTGGATGGTTCCGGGTAGCTGGATTCACGGACCCTCCAATTAGGCGGGCATTCCTTTTTACTACGGCTGCTTTTCTCCGGGCCATCTTTTTTCTAGCGGCCAACCTACCTCCAGCGGCACGATTACATTTGCTATGCGTCAATACAGTTGGGCCGGAACCATTCCCTAGCGCTACGGGCACAATGTGGTCTAGGTCTAGGGACTGCCGTTTATACATCGGGCGACCGCAATACCTACAGGGTGTGCCATCTATTAGGTTGGCAATTGCTAGCGCTCTAGCCTTCTTATGCTCCGCCCCATACTGAGGTTTAGACATGGCATTAGCGGGTGATGATCCAAGACTTATTGAGAATAAATGCATCCCAATCAGACGGCTGGACAAGTCTTCCGCCTTTAGGGCACGCTAGACCATTTTTATAATAGGCATAGTCAGCAGCACTAGAACAGACCACATGAGCCGGTACAGTGCCGTTCCAATCCGGGTGCCAACCCGGAACCGTAAAGCCGAGATCTGCCATACCATCCGCTACGATGGCCTGCCAATCGTAAGCAGTACCTAGCAAAGCTTTCATTGTCTCGCATACTGCCAACCTCTGAGCATCGGTTTTAGGTTGTTCGGCATTAGTCAGCAAATACGAAGATTTAATGTATTTACTTGCGTCAACCCAACCTACGCCGCCCGGTCTACCTTCGATGCACCATAGGACACCATTAGCGTCATAATGGTGCGCAACGGCAATATGGTTGGACAAATCAGGTTGATTGTGAATTGCCGCGCCAAACCTAATCCACCATGCTGGACGGCCGGTAGTGCGAATAGCCAGCACATCCGCAGGTTTTATGGATACTGCCATAGTCACCCCTAGTGAACAGTGTTAACTTTTTGAAAGATTTGGCGAGTCAGTTTTTCAGACTTACCCGCGTACGTCTCTGAGCTTGACGCTAAGGTCAAGTAGTAGCTTTCGTGCAATGCTAGCTACACGCCGCCGCGACACCGGGCGCACAGACCGTCTGAGAGCCGCGACCGTGACCAGACACAAAGAGCTTGCTGCAAGCGCTCCAAGAGCCAATCTCACGACCAATCGGCCAAAGTTTTTCCAACTATTTTTGGGCAACGCTGTGACCTGCAACGATGCGACGTTTCAAGAGGTAGCGGACTTGACAATCAGCCACAACTTGACTAGGCTGTTGCTATAAGCAAGACAGAGTGAAGGGAACAGGGAAGATGAGCCGCAGCGAAGAACTAGCCAAGAACATCCGAGACGCTTGGAACGCTGCTAGCGAAGACCAGATCTCACGCGGGCGCATGTGGTATACGGTGGCGCACGACCTAGCCGCGATGGTTGGCAACGGGGACGTTCGCAAGGGTGCCGGTGTCATCTCCGCTCTGTCCCCGCGTATGCAGTGGGACCGTAACGTCACAATCGCAATCAACGCTTGCAACAGCGGGACCGCTACCGGCGCAATGTCCGCTAGCCTTAACAAGGCGCAGGCCATCCTAGATGGTGCCAACCCGGAGGATGTTCTTCCGATGTCTGCCAAGACTGGCAATTTCTACCGGAACATCGTCGACCCTACCGACAGTGAAGCCGTCACGGTCGACTGTTGGGCCTACCGGGTTGCTACCCGCGATTGGAACGCCGCAGGTCCCAAGTCCGCCCGTGACTACCGGGAAGTTGCCGACGCTTACCGCACCGTAGCGCGCGAGATGAACGAGATTCCGGCCAACGTGCAAGCGGGTACGTGGAATTGGGCACGCGAAACTCAGCACTGAAATTCAAGTTGTAGCGGATATGCCGCGACACAAACCATCGGAGGTAGAGATCATGACGAACAACAGCATCGCAATAGCGACAAATGGCGATGAACTTCTCACGGCACTAGCGTCAATCTCTCCGGACAATCGTTACACCGCACTAGCTACTTGTGGGGTCAAGATCCTCCGCGATGCCGCCGACCTATGCGGCATTGACGCTATCGACCTAGGCAAGCGCGCAGCTATCAAAGAGATTATCGAAAACTTCTAGATCCGACACATACGCAAACCGGCACAAGAGGAGAAACCAAAATGATCCGTTCAATCGTTACCGCGATCGTCATAGCTCTCATCGGTATCGGCGCACTGGCCACTAGCGCAAACGCCGCGACCGTGCATCGTAGCGATTGGGGCCGGGTAATCGTTAGGTGCCACAATCACCCGCACACATGCGAATACGTCACCCCCGCTATCCGCCGTACGCTACGTATCGGCAATCGACCCGCCCGCATGTTCATCGGTGACACGACAGTCATCTATGTCGAATACAGCCCTAACCACGTTAAGAAGTTTTACAGCTAGAGCACGTAGGCGAGCATGCACCCGGCAGTATTGCCGGGTGCTTTCGCATGTCTGGACACTGGCCAGCTCCATCGCGCGTAGCGGCTACCTGGTCGATACCCTCTAAATCGCGCTGAGATAGCCGTAGACGGGTTTTTCCGGCCGGAGGTATGTACTAGGTAGGGTCCAGCATCCAAGAGGCTTAGATTTGATCTGAGAGCGTCGGGGAGCTAGCTAGCGCTAGCCGCGCTTTCAAGGTCGCGGATACGCTGGTCTAGTCGCTCCTCAGTCTCGTTAGTTTCAAATATGCGACCGGACACAGTAACCCAATCGTCACTATCACCCTCTGCAAACTGGAGTAGCAATCGGTATCGCGTCATATGGCTTTAACCTCGCAAACATCGGTAGTGCAGAAAAGCTCGCCTTCGGCTGCATTCATTCCAGCATGGGGGGAGTAGAGCTTTTCCCAATCAATCGGCTTTACATTAGCACGTAGTTCTTCCCACGTTTCACGGCTTACGCTT